GCTTCGTTTGGTCAAATTATTGAAGTTTTATTTTCTCAAGGTAAGTTTCCATTAGGAGTAACTCCAACATCTGTACCAGAAGATATAGCTGAAAGAGCACACCTAGAAAAACAAAAACAGCAAGAGCCACAGCAACCAGATCCATATGGTTTTAATGGTGATGGTATGAATATTCCACCAGGTGCAACTGTTAATGATTTAATGAAAAATTTAAATCAAGAATATTCTAATTTAGGTTTTGAAGAAGGACCATCTTATACAGGTAGTCCAAATATTGAACCAGCAAGAATGGCTGCTGAAAAAATGCAAAAACTAATACATGATCAATTAGAAGAAAGTAGAGCTATAACTATTTTAAGACATGTATTTTTTGAAATGGTTTTAATGGGTACAGGTATTTTAAAAGGTCCATTTACAGATTTAAAAGAATATCACTCATTTGATACATCAGAAGATGATGAAGGTAATATTGCAAATATACACGTTAAGAAAGTAAAAACTATTCCAACTATTGAAGCTGTGTCTTGTTGGGATTTTTATCCAGATCCAAATGCTACAAACATACATGATTGTGATTATGTAATTCAAAGACATTCTTACAATAAACAACAGTTTGAAGATCTAGCAGAGAAACCTATGTTTGATGGAGATGCTGTTAGAAGATGTTTAGAAATGGGTCCTAACTATCAAACTAGAGGATTTGAATCTTCATTATATGATAGAGAAAATATTACAAGTATATATAAAAACAGATTTGAAGTATTAGAATATTGGGGAACTATAGATAGAGCTACTGCAGATGAATGTGGTTTAGTATATGAAGCTACAGGAGATGTAGTATCAGTAAATATTTGGATTTGTGGTAATGAAGTTTTAAGAATGGTAGAAAATCCATTTACTCCAAATCGTATTCCATATTTAATATGTCCATATGAATTAAACCCATATCAGTTTTTTGGTATAGGTGTACCAGAAAATATGGAAGATTCACAACAAGTTATGAATGGTCATGCAAGAATGGCTATTGATAATTTAGCACTTTCAGGTAACTTAGTATTTGATGTAGATGAAACTATGTTAGTTCCTGGACAAGACATGAAAGTATTTCCTGGTAAAATATTTAGAAGACAAAGTGGTCAAACAGGTCAAGCAGTACATGGATTAAAATTTCCAAACACTGCTTATGAAAATTTACAAATGTTTGATAAGTTTAGACAGTTAGCTGATGAAGCAACTGGTATACCTTCATACTCACATGGAGCAACAGGTGTACAATCTACAACTAGAACAGCATCTG